GGTGCGTTGGTACCTGTGGGGTATCTTATAGGATGACGCAAAGTCTTGCATGATTGACAGGATAGGGAATGTAACCCCTAATCCCATCGCTGCTCCTCTTTGCGTCACTGGATACTTTTCTACCATAGAATTGTATCTTCCCACACGAGCCGCTGTATTCAGGTCTTTTTGTTTTACCTTCTTCGGTAGTTCAAAGAACTGTTTTATCAGCTCGTGTGGTCCTAAAAGTTTTAACCCCACAGTCCTTACATCTTCACTCCATCCTGAAATGTTTAGACTGAGTGCTTCATCCACAATCGCGTTCCATACTGTGAACACCGATTCGTGGGTGAGGTAATCTGATGCTGCAGATAAGTCTGCACTGCATATGATTTCTCCGTCTTTCATTTCGCCCAACCTGTCCTCCGGCTCTTGCTTCCGTGATTCTACATAGAATTGCTTGTGTCCATTTAGGATACCCTGCAGTCCTGTGTTGATCCGTTGTGAGAGCACCACGTTTGCGCCCGAGTACATGCTGGCTATTCGTATTTTCATGCCCCTCTCTTCTAAGAGAATGGGTTCTGTTCGCACTGGTGTGACTTCCGCTGCTTCTAAGTAAGCTTTGGTCATCTCAACAGTATCGAATATTGAATTCGCGAATTCTAGCGTCTCGGCAACGTACTGTGGCTTTCGTGGGTCACGATCTTCTTCTGTATAGAACATTGTTCTGTGCATTGCTGATCTGTGATCCCCAGTGGGAGGTGTCTTTTTGGGTTTGGTGGAGTCCTGAAACAGGACAGGACACTCGGTCAAGGGGTAACTCGTGTTGTGTTTTGTAGGAGGTTGTGACACTGATTGGTCTTCCATGAAGGCCATTTCACCGTCTACAACTTTCTGCATAAACGCACGAGTTCCACCGTGCGACCGTGAGACCTGAAGGCATGCACTATCATTGATGGGTCCATTCCGTGGGATTTCTAAAGTCCTTCTGTTTGGAACTGTCCGCACTAAAGCGCGGACGTGTCTATACAGTTCGTTCTTCATTGCCGTCGGCAATTTAGGACCTGGACTTGACCCCATCCTCTCGACATACCCAAGGATATTCTTGTGTAAGTCAGCCTCATCGACATAGCGCGGTGGTACGGCTCGCTTCATACCAGCAAGGGTAGTCCAGCATTCTCTCGGCTGTTTGCCGAGAGTGCGGAGTGTCGAGAGTGGAGTGCAGCTTGGTGGGGGTGTCGCCCCGACTGCTAAACACTGTGACTCAAAGCTTAGTTCTTTGAGGTACCTTGCAGTGTTTAACTCTCCATCACTTGTGATGGATCGGTCGACTCGACATAATATCTCTACCACCTTCAGTGTCTACATGAACGCTTCGTTCATCTCTGTCCTGGTACCACTTTCTTCCGGAGGAATCTCGACGGCACTTTGCAGTGCTGCTGAGACCAGCCGGAAGATCGCATCATCTTCTCCTAAACAAGTCCCGAACTCTTTTCCAGACGGCGTACGCAATGCTTTAGGCCATTTTGTTGGCTTTTGCGTACGTCTCGCTACCTCTCTTATCAAGAGTGGCGCGAGTTTCCGTAAGG